ATGAAGTTAGTTTAAATATTGATTCTCTATATGATGGATCAAATGCGGGGTATCCATATCACGTTTCAAGTGGATCCAACACCTCAACTGTGGTTAATGCTTATGCAGCAGAAATGTTGCCAATGGCAGCAAAAAAGTTTTACACAGACCAAGCTTTGACAACGCCTCTTGCGAACTCAGCAGGGGCTAAATATGTAAAAAGAATTAACACACTTGGTGCTCAGAACTCAATAATAAATTATGAAGAATCACAAAATGGACAATATGAAATGGGGATTGATAACCAAGGAGATGTTATTACACAAATAGTTCCTGATTACATGTAAAATGAAAATAAAATTAAATTATAATGGATATAAGAAAAATTTCAATAGGTGCGGACTACAAGTCTAGCGCTATGCACTACATAGTAGACCAAGTTGTACTTGGTTCTCAATATCACATACACTTAATAAAGCAGGATTTAGAATCTGACTCGGTAAAAATATGGGTTGAAAATAAAAACCAAGAAATATTTTTATGGAAAGAGTTTAATAATAATATACCTATATCCATAGAGTATAACATAAATTTTGAATGAGATCACCTTTTTACTTCATTGTAGAGCCGTACAATGGAAAGAGGTATGACAATACAAAAAAAATTGGAGACGTAGATTTTATTATTAGCAGCTCCAAAGAAGATCATACCGTTTCCAATCGATACGCTATTGTTAAAGAGCTTCCAATTGGATACACAGGAGAAGTTTCAAAAGGCGATACTCTTTTGGTTCATCACAATGTTTTTAAATATTATAATGATTTTAAGGGCAGGGAGAAAAGTGGAAAAAGTTATTTTAAAGATAATTTGTTTTTTATTGACATGGATCAGTTTTTTATGTTTAAACACAATGAAACCTGGGCTTGTCATTCAAAATATTGTATGATAAAGCCAATTGAAAAAAAAGACATTTATCTCAAAACACATGTTGAAGAAGAGCCTCTTACAGGAATAGTAAAATATTCAAATCAAGAACTTGATAATAAAGGTGTTATGGTGGGAGATCTAATTTCGTTTCAACCTGATAGCCGAATATGAGTACAATGTTGAGGGAGAAAAACTTTACAGGATGTTTACAAATAATATAACTTTAATATATGAGTAAAGAATTAAAACTAGAAATAATTAAAGCGGGGCATAAAGCTGTATCTCAGTTAATTAAAGTTGCTAAAGAAGATATTATAAAGCCAGATCCTAATGATGAATTAGCTGCAGATAGATTAAAAAATGCAGCAGCTACAAAAAAGTTAGCAATATTTGATGCGTTTGAAATACTATCTAGAATCGAGTCTGAAAAAGAATTATTAGGGGAAGAAACAACTAAAAAAAAGGATAACACTTTAAGAGGTTTTGCAGAAAGAAGATCAAAATAAACTATACAAAGTATTAGAGAATTATATTCCTAATTCTGTTTTGGCCGTTAAGAATAAGGCTAAGGCATGGGTGTATGGTTATAACGAAAAATATGATATTGTTGTAATTTCAAAATCAGGCAAAATTGAAAACATAATAGAAATAAATGGACTTAAAATTGCCTTACCCAAGTCTCCTATAAAAACTTACAAAAGATACGGCCAAAAAAATGATCAGTATTGGGAGAGATTTGAATATCCAAAAGAGCTTTTTAGAATTAAATCTATATTTAATTGGCACTCAGCTCCTAGCACTTTTAAAGACAAGTGGGTTGATTATATTGAAACTGAATTTGATAGAAGAGAAGAAGGCTTTTGGTTTTACAACAATGGAGTTAAAACCTATATGACGGGATCACATTACATGTATTTGCAGTGGACAAAAATAGACATTGGATATCCTAATTATAGAGAAGCAAATAGATTGTTTTATATATATTGGGAAGCGTGTAAAGCAGATAAAAGGTCGTTCGGAATTTGTTATTTAAAAATTAGAAGGTCAGGTTTTTCCTACATGGGAAGTGAAGAGTGTGCTAACATAGCAACCATATCAAAAGACTCGAGAATTGGAATATTATCCAAAACAGGAGCAGATGCTAAAAAAATGTTTACTGACAAGGTAGTTCCAATTGCAAATAACTATCCTTTCTTTTTTAAACCCGTTCAAGATGGTATGGATAAACCAAAAACAGAATTAGCATTTAGGGTTCCTGCTTCTAAAATTACAAAGAAAAACATGTATACTGAAGAGGTAGAAACAGTAGAAGGTTTGGACACTACGATCGATTGGAAAAACACAGGAGATAATAGTTATGATGGAGAAAAGCTTAAGCTTTTAGTTCACGATGAATCTGGAAAGTGGGAACGACCAAATAATATTCTTAATAATTGGAGAGTAACCAAAACCTGTTTAAGACTAGGTAGTAAGGTTATTGGTAAATGTATGATGGGGAGCACATCTAATTCTCTTGAAAAAGGTGGCGATAGTTTTAAAAAATTGTTTTATGATTCAGACATAAGTAATAGAAATGCAAATGGACAGACGAAAAGCGGCCTTTATAGCTTGTTTATTCCGATGGAATGGAATATGGAAGGTTTTATTGATATACACGGCATGCCTGTTTTTAGAAACCCTAAAGAAAAAACAATTGATGTTTATGGGGATTATGTAACTCAAGGGGCTATTGATTATTGGGAGAATGAAGTGGAGTCTTTAAAAAACGATCCTGATGCCTTAAATGAGTTTTATAGGCAGTTTCCACGTTCTGAGAATCATGCATTTAGAGACGAAAGCAAGCAGTCACTATTTAATCTACAAAAAATATATCAACAAATCGATTANAATGAGTCACTAATAAAAGACCAGGTTATTACTAGGGGTTCGTTTTCGTGGAAAAAACGGAGTTCAAGATACTGAGGTTTTATTCAGCCCNAATGATCGTGGAAGATTTTATGTTTCATGGACTCCAAATAAACATTTACAAAATAAAATTGTATATAAAAAAGGATCAAAGTATCCTGCAAATGATCACATGGGTTCCTTTGGTTGTGATAGTTATGATATTTCAGGAACAGTTGGAGGTGGAGGATCTAACGGAGCATTACACGGAATGACTAAGTTTCATATGGATGAAGGCCCTACTAATGAGTTTTTTTTAGAATATATTGCTAGACCTCAAACAGCAGAAATATTTTTTGAAGATGTGTTAATGGCGTGTGTTTTTTATGGTATGCCAATATTGATAGAGAACAACAAGCCAAGATTGTTGTATCATTTTAAAAATAGAGGTTACAGGGGGTATTCAATGAACAGGCCTGATAAGGTTTATAATAAACTTTCAAGATCTGAAAAAGAATTAGGAGGAATACCCAACTCTAGCGAAGACATAAAACAGGCTCATGCTGCTGCAATAGAATCTTTTATTGAGAAGCACGTTGGCATAGATTTTTTAGGGACATTTAGAGACTCTGATGCGATGGGTTCAATGTATTTTACTAGGACATTGACTGATTGGGCAAGGTTCAATATTAATAATAGAACAAAGTTTGATGCATCAATAAGCTCTGGATTGGCTATTATGGCAAATCAAAGAGGCATGTATCAGCCCGTTAAAAATAAATCAAAAATAAAACTTAACTTTGCAAGATATGACAATAGGGGAAGTTTTAGCCAAATTATAAAGTAAATGGAGGATGTAAAAATTTCAATAAACCCCCAAGGTTTCCCAAGTCAATTCGTTTCAGATAGCGTTAAGGACAGCCTTGAATTTGGGTTACAAATAGGGCAAGCCATACAATACGAATGGTTTAGAAAAGATGGAGGCCAAAGCAGGTTTTACAATCAATGGGCTGACTTTCATAGGTTACGCCTATATGCTCGTGGAGAGCAATCAGTTCAAAAGTATAAAAACGAATTAGCAATAGATGGAGATTTAAGTTATTTAAACTTAGACTGGACTCCTGTTCCTATTATTCCCAAGTTTGTTGACATAGTAGTCAATGGAATGGCCGAAAGACTTTTTAAAGTAAAAGCTTATGCCCAAGACGGAATGTCTTTGGATAAAAGAAGTAAATATCAAGAAGATTTAGAAAAGATGGACATGTTGGCCAAGCCAATAATGAAGCAAGTTCAACAGGATTTTGGCGTGAATACTTTTTAGAATGAGCGAAGAAGAGGTTCCTGAAAATGACGAAGAACTCGCGCTACATATGCAAATTAAGTATAAGCCAGCCATTGAAATAGCTGAAGAAGAAGCTATAAATACGGTGCTTGCAGAAAATAGATATAGTCAAATACAAAAACAACTATATTATGACCAAATGGTTATAGGAATATCTATGTGCAAACATTCCTTTAAACCTGGGGCGGGTATAGAAATAGAGTATGTAGATCCTGCCAACGTGGTATATAGCTACACGGAAGATCCACATTTTAAAGATTGTTTTTATTGGGGCGAAATTAAAACATTGCCAATAATTGAACTTAAAAAAATAGATCCCTCTTTGACTAATTCTGACATGGATGAAATATCCAAGTATAGTCAGAGTTGGTACGATTATAACAACACCGCTCAATATTACAACAATAGCATGTTTAGCAGGGATAGCGCTACTTGTTTGTTTTTTAATTACAAAACCACTCACACATTTACATACAAACAGAAGACCAACTCGGTAGGAGCAGATAAGGTTATTGAAAAAAATGACGAATTTAATCCATCTGAAGAAATGCAAGAGCAAGGAAGTTTTAAAAAGATTTCTAAAACTATAGATGTATGGTATGAGGGAGTTATGGTTATGGGCACCAACATAATGTTAAAGTGGAAAATGGCTGAAAACATGGCTAGGCCTGTGTCAGCATCTCAAGAAGTTTATCCCGAATTTATTGCTTCAGCCCCTAGAATGTACAAAGGAGTATTAGAGTCTTTGGTTCGAAGAATGATTACTTTTGCCGATTTAATACAAATGACTCATTTAAAGTTGCAACAAGTAATAGCACGAACAGTACCTGATGGAATATTTATTGACGCAGATGGTTTAAGTGAAGTTGATTTGGGAACAGGGCAAAGTTATAATCCTGAAGATGCAATTAGAATGTTTTTCCAAACAGGTAGTGTTATTGGTAGAAGTTACACACAAGATGGAGACTTTAACCAATCAAGAGTTCCTATACAGCAGTTAAATTCAAGTTCAGGCCAAGGTAAAATACAAAGCTTAGTTGCTACATATAATCATTACTTATCCATGATTAGAGATGTAACTGGATTAAACGAAGCAAGAGATGGAACAAGGCCTGATACATATGCTTTGGTTGGGCTACAAAAATTAGCAGCATTGAGCAGTAACACTGCTACTAGGCATATTTTAGATGCGGGATTATCTCTTACGCAAAGACTTTGTACGGCTTTATCAAGCAGGGTAGCGGATCTTATTGAGTATTCAGATTTTAGAGAGGAGTTTGTAAATCAAGTTGGAAAATTTAACGTGGGTATACTAGAAGAAATATCTCAACTATACTTAAGTGATTTCGGAATATTTATAGAAGTGACTCCAGATGAAGAGCAAGAAAAATTGTTAGAACAAAATGTTCAAATGGCCTTGTCTAAAGAAGATATAAATCTAGAAGATGCAATTGATATAAGAGAAATAAAAAATATTAAGCTAGCTAACCAAATGTTAAAGGTTAGAAGAAAAGCCAAGCAAGATCAAGAACAAAAAGCTAAAGCTGCAGCTGTGCAACAACAGGCTCAAGTAAATCAACAATCTCAGCAGATGGCTGCTCAAACGGCTATGCAAAAATTACAAATGGAAACTCAAGCTGCTATGCAAATAGAACAGGCCAAGGCAAATTATAGTGTAGAAAAAATGAAAGGGGAGGCTGCAATTAAATCACAGCTGATGAAGTTAGAGTTTGATTTACAAATGCAAATTCAAAATGCTCAACAAAAAGGCTTAAAGGATAGAGAGGTTCAAAGAGAAGAAGCAAAATCAAGTAGAATATCTCAAGCAAACACAGAGCAATCAAAGCTTATAGAACAACGTAAAAATAACTTACCACCTGTGAGTTTTGAATCAAATGAAGATAGTTTAGATGGGTTTGACTTAGCTGAGTTTGAACCAAGATAGCCTTAAATAAGGTATAAAATTTAGTATTAACTTTGTAAAAATTAAATAAAATGGAATTTAAAGTAAAAGAAGTAAATCCTGTTGAAGAAAAATCTGTACAGGAAGTAGAGGAAAAACTACTTAAAAAACATGAAGAAGAAAACTCTGATGCCGTTGAGGTAAAAGAGGAAACATCTACGGAAACTGTTGCAGAGCAGGCTGTAGAACAAAGTACCGATGTTAAATCGGAAGTTGAAAGTCCAACTATAAAAGACGAAGACGTTCTTAAATATATTAAAAATAGATATGATAAGGATATTTCTTCTGTAGAAGATTTGTTTGAACAAAAAGAAAACAACGAGTCTCTTCCAGAAGATGTGTCTAAATATTTGGATTTCAAAAAGAAAACAGGTAGAGGTTTTTCAGATTTTGTAAAAGCTAATAAAGATTATACAAATATATCTGATGAACAGTTACTTAAAGAGTATTATTCTTTAACTGAAAATGATTTAGACTCAGAGGACATTGAGTATTTGATGAACGATAAGTTCGGATATGACGCAGAGTTAGATGAGCCTGATGTGAAAAAGAAAAAGGATATTGCAAAAAAAAGAGAGATATCAAAAGCAAAAAAATATCTAAAAGAATTCAGCGACACATATAGTGTTCCTCTTGAGTCAAGCGGGAATACTGTTGATGAAAAGACTTTAGAAGAATTAAATGCCTATAGAGAGGCTCTCAAAAAATCCAAAACAGCTAGTGAGAGTGCCAAACAAAAGAATGAATACTTTTTGAAGCAAACTGATAAAGTTTTTGATTCCGAGTTCAAAGGTTTTGAGTTCAGTGTAGGAGATAAAAAATATCATACGCATATGGTGACGCTCTAGAAATGAAGTCTAAACAAAGTAACCTAAATAATTTTGTTAATAAATATGTAGGTGACGATGGTTTAGTCAGTGACGCTAAAGGGTGGCATAGAGCACTTAGTGCAGCTATGAATCCTGAAAAGTTTGCTCAGTATTTTTATGAGCAAGGCAAGGCAGATGCCATTGGAGATGTTTCGAAGAAAAGTAAAAACATCAACATGGATATAAGGCAAACGCCTCAAAAAATTAGTGACGGTGGCTTTAAAGCAAGACAAGTTTCAAGTTCTGGCGGCAGAGGATTGAAAATTAGAAGTAAAAAAAATGTTTAAAAATTAAAAATTAAAAATTATGGCAGTAGATAATGTGCCTGGGTTTGACTTACAACCAAGTTCGGAACAGGTTTTATTACAGACAAACTACATTACCAATTTTGATTTCTTAAATCAGTATTTACCAGATACTTATGAAAAAGAATTTGAAAGATATGGTAATCGTACAGTATCATCATTCCTAAGAATGGTGGGAGCTGAAATGCCTTCTAACTCTGACCTTATTAAATGGGCAGAACAAGGAAGGTTACACACAAAGTATGTGGATGTTACATCTGCAGCAGCAGCAGGAGCCGCAGTAGCTGTGCTAACAATCGGAGATGCTTTAGTACCTGGTACAGGTAGCATTGCAATCAGAGTTGGTCAGACAGTTATGTTATCAGATAGTTCGATAAACTCAACAAACAGTAACAAAGCTATTGTTACAGCCGTTGATACAGCTAACGCAACTATTGATGTAGCATACTATGAAGCTGCAGGTCAGTCAATGGCAGCAGGCGTACAATGTTCACTATTTATTTATGGTTCTGAGTTCCAAAAAGGAGCTATCGGAATGGAAGGTCAATTAGAAGCAGATGACTTCATTTTTGAAAATTCACCAATTATCATTAAAGATAAGTATGCAGTATCAGGTTCTGATATGGCACAGATTGGATGGATTGAAGTTACAACTGAAAACGGTGCTACAGGTTTCTTGTGGTATTTAAAATCAGAGCATGAAACAAGATTGAGATTTGAAGACTATCTTGAAACAGCAATGGTTGAAGCCGTACCTGCAGTAGCAGGATCAGGAGCAGCAGCAATAGCAGAAGGTATTGCAAGTGGTGTTGGTAACAAAGGATCTGAAGGTTTATTCTATGTAGTAGAAGAAAGAGGAAATGTTTGGAGTGGTGGTAACCCTACTACTTTAGCTGACTTTGACGCTATTATTCAGAGATTAGACAAGCAAGGTTCTATAGAAGAAAATGTGCTTTTCGTAAACAGAGAGTTTGGATTTGATATTGACGACATGTTAGCATCTCAAAACTCTTACGGAGCAGGTGGTACATCTTATGGACTATTTGACAACGATGAAGAGATGGCATTGAATTTTAGGTTTCTCAGGATTCCGAAGAGGATATGATTTCTATAAGTCTGATTGGAAGTATCTTAACGATCCTACTATGAGAGGAGATATTGTTGGTGGAGCTATTAATGGTATTTTAGTACCTGCAGGTTCAACAACTGTATACGATCAAGTATTAGGTAAAAACGCTAAGAGACCTTTCTTACACGTTAGATATAGAGCTTCAGAAACTGAAGACAGACGCTACAAAACTTGGATTACAGGTTCTGCAGGTGGAGCGGCTACATCGAGTTTAGACGCGATGGAAGTTCACTTCTTATCTGAAAGAGCACTTTGTACTCTAGGAGCGAACAACTTCTTTATCTTTAAATAAGATACAGATTATAAGGATGAGTGGGCCACTGAGTGAGCGTGGCCCTCATTCTTTTTAATAAAATTAAATTTAAAATTAAATACAATGAAAAAAAGAATTTAAAATTTGTAGATAAAACCTACAAACTTACCAGAAATAAAGCTCCTTTGAGCTACACTATACCCTCTCGACATACAAAGAGAAAATCCCTATTATATTTTGACGAAAATACAGGCATCAATAAGGCATTACGTTATGCAAAAAATCAAAAAAGTGTTTTTGAAGATGAGCAAGATGGAAATGTTATCTTGGAGCCTATAATTTTTGAAGATGGATTTTTAAGAGTAGGAAAGCAAAATCAAATATTACAAGAATTTTTATCTTATCATCCTGGAAACGGAAATGAGTTTGTAGAAGTCGACAAAGAAAGAGACGCTTCAGAAGAAGTACAAGATCTAGATGTTGCGCTTGAAGCTCAAATTGTTGCTAAAGATTTAGATATAGAAATGCTTGAGACTATTGCTAGAGTCGTAATCGGTTTAAATATCGAAAGACTTACATCATCTGAAATAAAAAGAGATGTAAGAATGTTTGCAAAAAGATACCCTCAAGAGTTTATGGAGTCAATAAATGATCCATTACTTACTCTTCAAAACAAATGTGCTAAATTCTTTAGCGAAAGTTTGTTGGTTCTTAAAAACAAGAAAGATGTTTATTACAACTTAAAAGGTAATAAAAATAAACTACTAACAGTACCTTATGGTGAAGATCCCTTATTCATACTAGCCTCATTCCTGCAAAGCGATGAAGGACTAGAAGTTTTAAGGATATTGGAATCTAAATTAGATTAGTCAGAGGGGCCTCAAAAAAATGAGGCCTCTTTTTTTTTCTTATCTTTGTACAAAGATAAATAGAGGATGACATCACTTATTAACACAGTCAGAGCCACTGTGCTTTCCATTGCAAATAAAAATAATTTTGGGTATATAACGCCAAATGATTTTAATTTATACGCAAAGCAAGCACAACTTGACATATTTGAAGATTATTTTTATCAATACAATAGTCAATTAGTAAAACAAAACATCAGACAATCAGGATCTGGATATGCTGATATTGTAAAAGGTATTGAGGAAGTGGTGGATAGTTTTTCTCGAACAAAGGTTCTTATAAATACAGGTGTGTCAAATTATGATTTGCCTGAAGATTATTATTTAATTGATAAGATAAATTATTATAATATACTCCAAACACAAGGACAAGCAACTAGTTTTGCTAATAACAGATTAATTGATAGCAACGCTACTTTTACATCTACTGTTCAAGTTGGAAGTTTAGTTAGTAATATTGTTAGTGGTGACACGGCATTTGTTGTTGAGATTATTAGTGATTCTCAGTTAAGATTAACTCAAAATCTTTTTGGGGCAGCGGGTTCTCAATATGCAATAGTAAGCACAGCCTACAGCACAATTAAAGAAGTAGAAAGAGTTTCCCAAAACAAGATATTTTATTTAAACTCAAGCCCTCTTACAAGTCCGTCAACCACATATCCAGCCTATGTTTTAGGCGGGGCAAGTGATACTGCTTATGGTAACACAATAACCATATACCCTATAACTTTGTACACAGCCAGGATCAATAGTAAGTCAATATATAAGATATCCTAAGGATCCAAATTGGACGTATCTTCAAGTAGGTGCTAACTCAGAGCCTGCGTTTAATGAAGCTGCATTGGATTATCAAGATTTTGAGTTACCTATTTCAGATGAACCTAATTTAGTAAACAAAATATTACAGTACGCAGGTGTTTCCATAAGAGACAAAGAGGTAGCAGCTTTTGGTAAAATAGAAGAAACTGAAACAACTAAACAAGAAGGATAATTATGGCATATATTAACGACTATACATATTACGAAAATACAGGCAACCCAAACACAGAAGATGCAAATTGGGGTTCATATCAATATGTGTCATTAGATGATATTGTTAATAATTTTATGTTGATGTATGTTGGCAATGACAAGCTTGTTAATAACGTAGAAAAATATAATATTATATTTCACGCTAAAAGAGCAATTCAAGAACTTAATTATGATTCTTTAAAAGAAATAAAAATTTTAGAACTTGAGGTTTGCGATACTCTAAGATTTGTTTTGCCTCCAGATTATGTTAATTGGGTTAGATTGTCTCTATATAAAGATGGGCTATTGATGCCTTTAACAGAAAACATCCAAACCAATTGGTCGGATGCGTATCTGCAGGATAATAATTGTAGAATTTTATTTGATGAAGATGGCAATATATTAAAGCCCTCAACCTCAACTATTGATATGCAGAGAATATTGAACCAAAAGAAAACAATATACCTGAATGAAATAAGCCAATATCATGGGCAAGAGGGATATTTTTATAATGGGCTATGGTATTTCGAATACCCAATTGGTGGAAGGTATGGTTTAAATACAGAAACTGCAAATCAAAATCCTACATTTAAGATAAACAAACAAGGAGGTGTAATTAATTTTAGTTCTGACATGGCTAACGAGCTTTGTGTATTAGAATATGTTTCAGATGGAATGGAAAAAGGCGATGACTCTAAAGTAAGTGTAAACAAACTTTTTGAAGAATTTATTTATGCCTATATGAAATACGTAATATTAAACAGTAAAGTTGGTGTTCAAGAGTTTATAATAAACAGGCTTAGAAAGGAAAAAGCAGCGCTTTTAAGAAATGCTAAACTAAGATTAAGTAATATACACCCAGGAAGATTATTAATGAATCTGAGAGGGCAATCAAAATGGATAAAATAAGATGCCTAAAGTTCAAAGAAATTTTATAAAAGGCCGCATGAACAAAGGCGTGGATGAACGTCTTGTTCCGCAAGGTGAATATGTCGATGCTTTAAACGTAAGATTAGGTTCTACAGAAGGAACTGAAATTGGAGCTGTAGAAAACTCTAAAGGTAACGAACTTTTAGTTCAGTTAACTTATCAGGGGCAAGCATTGAGTGAAGAGGCTAAGTGTATAGGGGCTTTTGAAGATGGCGGAGAAGAAACGATGTATTGGTTTGTTAATGATCCTAACAACTCTAATTCACCCACAGGAAAAGTTGATTTAGTTGTTTCGTACAACACCAGGACGTTTGTTTTATTTTATCATTTAATTTCTACTGAACTATTAAATTTTGATAAAGAATTTTTAGTTAATGGTGTAAACATGATAGGAGATTTTATTGTTTTTTACAGACAACTTAAATCCTCCTAGAAAAATTAATGTTACAAGGACATATCCTACTGAACAATCCACACCTCCTTTAAACGAGCAAGATATAGGAGTTATTTTAGCACCTCCATTGAATGCTCCAAAAATTACACAATTTAAAGTTGGTGGTGGAGAAAACTACATGGAGGAGTTGCTTTTGAGTTTTGCTTATAGATGGCAATATGAAGATGGAGAATATTCAGCTTTATCTCCTTTTAGCGAATATGCTTTTACACCAGGGCCTTTTCAATTTGATTATAGCAACTATAATCAAGAAGGGATGAGAAATATATACAACTCAGTTGATATAGAATTTGACACAGGAGGCAAAAACGTAAAAGACGTTGATGTAATTTTTAAGTTTAGCACAAGTCAAAGTGTAAATGTTATTGAAAGGTTTAACAAGGTCAATGAGGGTTGGCTTGATAACACACAGCAAACATTAAATTTTACGAATAAAAAAATATACACAACTTTACCCGAAGAGCAGCTTCTTAGGCTATACGATAATGTTCCTTTGAAAGCTCAGGCTCAAACTATTATGGGCAACAGGTTGATGTACGGAAACTACATAGATGGATATGATATTGTTGATGAAAATGGTGCGGAAGTTTATTTAGATTATGACTTAGAATTAATTAGTGAATCGTTAAGCGCAGATGAAATAACGGGAAGCTTATCTAATTTTACTTACACCATAGACGGATCTAATTCAGTAGTAAATGCTACTGCTGTAGTGGACTTTGGAGGAGACAATATAGTGTTAGAAGAGGGGGCTCAAATAGGAGTTGATTTTACTTTTATTAGTGCGGGATTTACAGGAGATCCTTCGTATGCAGATGGTAGCGAGCCTGAAAATTTATTTGAACAAACATTTTTATTTGTATTACAGCAAGACTATGCGAGTGTATTTGAAATGGCAACAAGCCCTGAATTTATAGCAGCTGTAAACGAGTTTGTTCCTATTCCTGACAATCCCTGTGTAGGAAACCCTCCAGGTACAGAACCCGAAGGAACGTCTCTTACAGACATATTTGTTTGTGGGGCAGTAACTAAAAATGGATTTTCTAAGGTAGGCTTTGGACTAACTGGCGATCCTCAAGGGATAGCAATTGGTGCCTCTTTAGGAAGTACTGAAATAAGTTTTACTTTACCCGCTCTCAAATTTCAAGAATTTGACTCAACGGTAACGCCACCTGTTCCTGTTGTTCCTTCTGTTATTGCTTATGAATATTTGCAATGCGTTAGTGCTACAGGCTTATATTCTCAAAGCTCATCAAAGGAATCTTTACATAGTAATAGGGATTATGAGATAGGTGTTGTGTATATGGATGAATATGGTAGAGCTTCAACAGCACTTGTAGATACTGATAATACGGTATTTGTTCCATGTGAAAACTCAATAGATAAAAATAAGATTAGAGTAACGATGAATAGTTACCCTCCTTATTGGGCAACCAAATATAAGTTTGTTATTAAAGAATCTAAAGGATTGTATCGAACAATTTATAGTAATATATTTTTTAGAGAAGAAGAAACAGGTGATGCCTATTATTTGTTAGATGGCGACAATAGAGATAAAGTAAAAGACAATGACACTTTATTTATTAAATCAGACACTAATGGCCCTGTATTAAATTGTGCATCGACAAAAGTTTTAGGTTTTGGTAGCGAAGCGGAAGATTTTTTATGTACAAAAGATGCAGATGGCGAAACTATATCAGGAGAATGTGGACAGCCAACGGGTACGTACATGAGGCTTAAGCCTTCTAATTTTGCAGCCAATAAGCCCCCTGATTCTTTTGTAGAAAGAAGAGTGGGAGATGGAGATAATTATCCTGTTGCTGCAGTTAGTTGTTCTTTTGAAAATCCTGATTGGGATGGATCGACAGCAGGGGAGGAATTTATAGATATAGATATTCCTGCGGGATCTTTAATACAACTTAAATTTGACGCTAGTAGAAGAAAAAGGGGAAGCAAATGTGGTAGTAGAACATACGTTTACGAAAAGAATTTTGTTGCCTCAGCCGATTATGACAATTTACACTCTTGGGTTGTGGGAGACAATATTAATTTAACAAATGGAATTACCGCAGGAAGTGACGATACCCTAAACGTGGTTAATCAATATGATGATATAAAAAGTTATGCGGATTTTTCAGTAAGAGGGAGTAATGGACAAAGTTATGTTGGATTTCAACGCCAAGATGGAGTAAATAGTACTTCTAATACTAATCAATTGTTTTTTTGGTTTTCAGCAGGTACTCCAAAGTGCGGCTCACCTGACAAAAGAGGATCTTATTGTAATGTAGGGTTTACTCTTGAGCGCGCATCAAGTTTAACTGTTTTTGAAACAGAACCTTTAGACGCAAATGATGAACTGTACTATGAAAACAAACAGTCGTTTGATGTAGTAAATGGTTATCATATGTCGGGTGATGGAGATGCTGATCAAAATCAAACAGCATCTCAACCTGCAATTATAGATTTTAAGCTTTTTTNANTGCTACACATTTGGTAATGGCGTAGAAGAAAACTTTGTATTGTCAGGATTAACTAAACCGAATTTACAGTTAGGAGAAAAAGTAACCTCAGTGTCTGAAGAGCAATATCAACAAGCCGATAGATTTGCAGATATTACATACAGCGGGGTGTTTAATCAAGAAACTAATCTAAATAAACTAAACCAGTTTAATTTAGCATTGGCAAATTTTAAAACACTAGAAACTGACTTTGGTCCCATTAGAAAAATGCACGCAAGACAAACAGATATTCTTACTTTGCAAGAAGATAAAATATCCTATGTTCTTGTAGGAAAAAACTTACTTTCAGATGCAGCTGCAGGAGGTGCAATAACATCGGTTCCTGAAGTTTTAGGAACACAGTTGGCAAGACTAGAAGAATATGGCATAAGCAACAATCCAGAAAGTTTTACTTCATATGGATATGATGTGTTTTTTGCAGACGCAAAAAGAAGTTCTGTCATACAGTTAAAAGGCGGAAGCGCAAAGACTGATCAACTGTTAGTAATTTCACAAGTCGGCATGAGATCATGGTTTAGAGATTTTATTTATAGATTCTTTTCCAACACAAAAACTAGGTGGATTTGATCCCTACATGAACGAATACGTTATTAGTTCTAATACCACTAATATCCCCTCAGCCTCCTATAGAAAGAGATTGTGGATATGAATTAGATGTAAACGATTCAAGTGCAGTTTATGATGGTCTTATAAATTTAAGCACCATTATCGGGCCTGTTGATTTTGATTTTAATGTAACCTCAGGAGAAATAAATGTGGTTGTTACATGGAACAATGTGGAGCAGTTTAATGGAAATATAACTGGAGCAAGCACTGTTCAGTTTGATAAAACTTTAAACAACCCAACACAGGCTTCTGTAGTAATAACGCCCGTTGGATCTGCTACTTATACAGCAGCTTTTGCTTGTCCAGTTGGCGATTTAGTAACAGTAAAAGAAATAGTAGTTAACTTTAATGGCGATGTTACCTTAAGCACCACTGTAAGATATAGATGGGGAGTTGGCTACAGACTTAAGCCCATATAGTACAAACAGTGTAATATTACAAGACACAGGAGTTTCATTGTTTCAAGAAACTACGGGTGAGGCTTCGTTTGGAGCCTTACCTCCTAACACGGCTACAATAAAAATGCAGGCTAGTTCAAGTGCAGGGCAAACATATGTGTTTGATCCATTAAAAGATAAATTTAAGTACCTGTCTAGTAATACAAACTATGATGAGAGTCAAATAAATACGTTGTTGCCACTACTAAACACAGCAACGCCAATAGTTTTAAATGGTAGTCAGTATGAGGCCGACTTTACATACACTCCCGCTGAAAGTTATTTGTACTTGGTTTTGGGATTTGAGAGAGCCTACTCCGATTGAACTTTGTTATAACGCTACAAGTCCTACAGATGCTTGCTGCGATTGCGGTGGATCAGCTCCACTATGTCCAGACAAAACATTTGTTTTACAGGTATGTAATTCAAATTCACAAAGAGACGACAACTTTGATGTGTTTTTAAATGGCACATATATAGGAGCTCTTGATTTAAATCAAAATGCACAAATTGGATCTATATTTATTGGAAACGTCAACACAAACATACAAGTAGGCGTACCTGATTTTGCTTGTCCATTAAGCGGCATGGTTACTTATCACTTTAATCCATCTATTTTATTAGGAGGAACAAACACTATAGATTTAGTAAATACTCAGGCCAACGGTAATGGCAATCAAGGAACTTTTGAAATTAGAAATTATGAATTAGATCCAAATGACTCTAATAGCTTAATAAACCCTTGCACTATTGCTAACACTGTGTTTAATCCACCTGATGGCCAAAGTCAAACTATAACTTTTGAATATACAGAATGTTGTCCAACCATTGAAATCGAATAAATTAAATTATGAGCTTACAAAATAAATATATAGATTCAAGTGACTTTTTAACTGCATCTGCAGTTTATGAAGACGAAAACCTTTTGGTTAAGTCTCCTGACGGCTTTTATCAAAGTAACGGAAACTATCGTCAACAACTAGCGGGTTTATTAGGCCCCACAGTGTTGTGCGAGGAATGTGGCATACCATGTGGAGGCACTATTGTTCCTCCAACAGGCAATGACGGGCTTTACGAATTGGCGTTTACTGCAGGAACTAGCACGGGTGACACTGGGGCAGTGATAATTCACTTTAATCCTCAAAGCATTCCAGATGGAATAAGGGTGTTATATGACGGAGTATACTATAACAGGTTAAGTAGTCCTACAAATGGAAATAGGCAATCAACAAGTGGAGTTGCCGACTCCTTTACTATATTAGGCACCCCTGGAGATACTTGTGTTCCCGCGGCTCCTGACACTAGAAACTATATTTTTTATGATGGCTTTGACGCTACGGGTTGGTTAGTAGGAACCCCATCTCCTCAATCAATTACAATTCAAACAGGTGATTATGTTGGAGGCGGTGCAACTGAATATAGCACTTTAGTTTTACCAAAACCAAATAGATTACCAGGTTTGATAACAGTTCAAATTTTAGGGCCGTGTACTTCAACAGGATGGAATCTAGAAGTTGAGTGTCAAGCTCCCTTACCTTCTTTTACGGGCCAAGCACTAGGTGTTGGTGGTACAGCGTGTGGTTCTACAGCCGAAACCTACTATTTTGCTCAGTTTAGAAATGGTACAAATAATTATCCAGTAATTAATAACTTTGTATTTACAGATATTAACGGACAAAACTATGCAGCTGACCAAAATTATTTAATGGATGACGGAAATGTTATTACAGTTACAGACGGAGTTGTCAGTAATATACAAGCGTGTACTTAAAATATAAATTATGCCTGAAAATTATACTTTAACATATAGCGAAACAGTAAAAGGATGGCCTTCTTTTTATAGTTACTTTCCTGATTTTATAAAAGGAATGAATCAATACTTATATACATTTAAAGGCGGAAACTTATATAGACATAACACTAGCAACATACGAAACGAGTATTATGGAGAAAAATATCCATCTAAGGTAACAAGTGTTTTTAACCAAGAACCAACAACCGTGAAGGTTTTCAAAACAATAGAGCTTGAAAGTGATGATAATTGGGATATTAACATTGTAACTGATTTAGGAGCAGGGTTTATGCCTGCAAGTGATTTTGTTAAAAAAGAAGGAAGCTTCTTTGCTTTTATAAAAAGAATATCAGGATCAACAAACTTAGCTTTAAGATCTACACAAGGGATAGGTCTTTTACAAAGCACAACAGGGGCCTCACCAGGAACAATAGAAATTGTTTTTGATCAAACTGTATCTACAATAATCAGTATTGGAGACGAAGCTTATTTTAGCACTTTCATTGGCCCTGAGCCTAGTGACTACAGCAACCCTTTAGTAATAGGCCCCATAATCGATATAAGCAGTGACAGAAAGACTATCTTCATAGATGCCACAGATTTCTTACCTGTGGGCTCAGTAGTGCCTAATAATGCTTTTATTTTAGTTTTAAAAGATCCAGTTGCAGAATCTTATGGAGCAACAGGATACTTTTTAGAGTTTACTATCAGTAATTACAATGAACAGGCTGTAGAGCTCTTTACAGTTGATTCCGAAGTGTTTAAAAGCAATCCTTAGTTTTTTGTATCTTTGCGTAAATGAAATTTACTATAAGAAAATTAAATCAAAATGATTATAATACCATTTTAATAAAATGGTGGAAAGATTGGCGGTGGACTCCTCCACCAAAAGATTTTTTTACCTGATGATGGTAAAGGAGGAATGATAGTTTTTGACAAAAATATTCCAGTTTGTGCGGGATATATGTATGTTACAAATTCAAAAGTAGGATGGTGTGATTGGATAGTGTCTAATTTTGAATACAAAAACAAAAAGAAAAGAAAAGAAGCTTTGAGCTTTTTAGTTCAAGTTTTATCGCATACTTTAAAATTAAGCGGCTGTAAATACGGGTATGCATTATTAAAAAATGACTCATTAATTAAAACATATGAGGAGAATGGATACATAAAAGCCGATCAGTATAATGCAGAAATGATGAAATTATTATAATATGGCAGCATTCACAACAATAGCAGCAGTAACAGCAAGTGTAGGTATGCCCGCAGTCAAAGGACTTATGGCGGGAGATGCAGCAAAAGACGCAGCAAGAGAAGCGGGGAGATTGAGAATAGAACAAGAACAACTTGAGCAAGAGTCAATTGCAGCGTTAGAACAAAACTTTTACGACTCCGTAAGAGCAACTACCGATATATATGACAAGGCATTACAAATGTCAAACGTTCAAGGATCTCAAATTTTAGAAGCAGCACAAGAGGGAGATCAAAGAGGCGTGGCTGCAACAGCAGGAAAAGTAAAGCAAGTTCAAGACATTGGAACTCAACGTATAGCTGATAAGCAGGCGATGCAAAAACTTAATATTGACATGGCAAGAGCCAAGGCAGGTGAGATGGACGGAGCCCGAATTGCAGCGCTACAAGATGATAGAGCAGCGGCAGCAGGCATGAGGGCTGATGCTTTTGACAAACAAGCAAACGAACTTGAAGGACAAGCACTTGGTAGTTTTGTTGAAGCAGGTCTTGGGGCATTGCAGTTGGGTGCGACTGCTTTTGGTGGTGGAGAAGGAAAAGCGGTAGATGCTTTGGCAGAAAAACAAGGAATATCTAAATCCGAGGCTTTAGCACAAATCGAAGGCATGGATGGATATGCTGACTTTAAAGCAGGTGATTTTGCTAAAATAAAGAGAGCGGGAACAATCGAAGGTTTTGGCACAGAAGGATACGGAACTAGCAAATTTGGAGATGCGTTAAGAGATGTAAAAACAGCCGCCACTGACCTTTTTAGTTTTAAAAACCCGACACCTGCGCCTGCGGACACAACAGCTCCTAATATTTCAATGTTTTCTAATGAACCTGTAGACGCACTTGGGGGTATGAGTATGCAGGATATTATGATGCAAATGTATCCAAATATGACACAAGAGGAAAAGGTAGGATCAGGCGTAGGAAGTATTGATGATTTTGGAGACTACTTTAAGTCAATGTTTAACGTTCAGAATCAGTTTTAATTATGGGTAATGCACTACAAGCACAAAATATGTCAGCTGCAAGAGGATTTCTTGGCAGCAATCCCTTAGAAGATAAATTTGCTGCAATAGATAAAGGAATTAAAGGCGTTAAAGACTGGAAGGCTAATATTGATAAACAGCGGCTTGAATTAAANNAAAATACAGCAACACAAATTCGTGAAGCAGAAAAAGTATGCTTACGACAATATGCCTAATGACGAAAACTGCAAAAGGCAAGAATTCTAGCAGACTTAGCTAAATATAAAGATCAAATGTTGGTAAATGAAAAGTTGGTTCGTAACGGATCTATACCTCCTGAAGAAAATCTTATATTTTTCGAAAATGGTAAACAGACATTTGAGATTTATGCTGACCTGGTTAAAAATTTTGACGAGGAATTAACAAAAACAAAACAAAGAGCCGAAGGATATTATGATGACGATGGAACGTTTGTTCAACCTGTGTCGGGAGATTTAGAAGCAATTAAACAACAGATACAAACACAAATAGGAACTCTTTCAGGAATTGAAACAAACTTTACAGAAAAAGGAATGGGAAATGTTACTTTCTTTCAAATGGAGGTAGATCCCGTAACCAACACTTATCAACCAAAAAGAGATGCTGATGGAAATAAAATTCCATTACAAGGAACTCAACCCAATATGAGTGTATTAGCTTTAAGTCACAAAGCCAACACAAGAGCAAAACAGAGTTTATATAAATGACATAGTCACTGGATTCAATAATACATTTAGGAAAAAACTATCAAGTCATGGCTAAAATGGAAGGGTATATTGGAAATGTCATAACTGACGCCACCAAAGATCCA